CCGTAAGCTCAAGGACCTGATGCTGTTCAACAGCGGTGCCGCCTATGTCGGTCAGGTCGCATCGTTCACCCTGCCGAAGCTCACGCGCAAGCTCGACGATTGGCGCGGTGGCGGCATGGATGGCGTCATCAAGGTCGATCTCGGCAGCGAAGCGATGGAGGCCGAATGGTCGACCGGCGGGCCGATGCGTGACGTCCTGGCACAGTATGGCGTCGTCGGCGTCGCCGGCGTCGGTCTCCGCTTTGCCTGCGCCTACCAGCAGGACGACACCGGCGAAGTCGACTCCGTCGAGGTCGAGGTGCGCGGCCGGCACGAAGAGATCGACATGGGCGAGCAGAAGCTCGGCGAGGGCGGCGAGTTCAAAGTCAAGACCGCCATCGCGTTCTACCGCCTCGTCTGGAACGGCGTCACCCTGATCGAGATCGATGTGCTCGCCGGTACGCTGATTGTCGATGGCATCGATCGGCGCGCCGAGCTGCGCGCCGCGATCGGGATCTACTGACCCGACGCACTTGAGCGCCGGCGACATCGTGTCGCCGGCGTCCCTTCCAGTTCCAGACGAAAGCCGCTGCCATGACCGAACAAGCGACCCTCAATAGCTCGACGAGCCTCAGCACCATCACCCTCGACGTTCCCCTCGACCGCCCCGGTGGCGAGGCGATCACCACCGTTCGAGTCCGCAAGCCCAACTCGGGCGAATTGCGCGGCTTGACGCTGATGGCGTTGTCGCAGCTCGATTACGGCGCACTCGAAACATTGCTGCCGCGTATCACCATGCCGATCCTGCACAAGGCGGACATCGCCAAACTCGACCCGGCCGACCTCATGCAGCTCGGTGGCGAGGTTATGGATTTTTTGTTGCCGAAGGCGGCGAAGGAAGCGGTCTCCCAGCAGACGTAGACGATGCGATGGCCGATATCGCTACCGTATTCGGATGGACGCCAGAAACCATGGACCCGATGTTCCCAGCCAAATTGATGGGCTGGCGAGCGAAGGCGTTGAAACGCCACAACCCGGAAAGCTGACATGGCCGATCGTAACCTGCGCATCCGCATGCTGCTCGAAGCAGGCGACCGCGTCACCCGCCCGCTGCGCGACATGGCGGGCGGTTCCACCCGACTTGCGCAGAGCCTCAAGGCGACCCGCGATCGGCTGAAAGAGATCGATCGTACGCAGGCGGACATTGCCGGCTTCCGCCAGCTGAAGGCGGGCATGCAGTCGACCAGTGCGGCGATGCAGGCAGCCAAGACGCGAGCCGCGGCCCTCGGTCACGAGATCAGCCAGACGACGGCGCCGACGAAGGCCATGGCGCGCGAGTTCGCCAAGGCGAAGGCCGAAGCCGAACGGCTCACACGGCAGCACCAAGCAGAATCAACGCAGCTGCAGCAGTTGCGCGAGCGCTTGCGCGGTGCCGGCGTCGAGACCCGAGACCTCGCGCGGCACGAACGGGATCTGCGCACGCAATCCGCCGGCGCCAATCGCGAGATCGAGGAACAGAGCCGGCGCGTCCGTGAGCTGGCAGACCGGGAACGCCGTGCGTCTGCTGCGCGTGAACGATTCGCCCGCGTGCAGGGCATGGCCGGATCGATGGCGGCGAGCGGCGCCGCGGCGATCGGCACCGGCGTCGCGATCGGCACCGGCGTATGGGCGGGGGTGAAGCAGGCGCAGGAATACGAAGCCGGCATGACCTCGATCGGTCAGAAGGCGAACCTGTCGCGCAAGGCGAGCGGAGAGCTGGGCCGCTCGCTACTCGTGTCCGCCCGCGCCGCCAACCAGTTGCCCGAAGCCATGCAGGCGGGCGTGGATACTCTCGCCGGCATGGGTATGACGCCGGCGCAGGCAGCGATCATGATGAAGCCGATCGGCAAGGCCTCCACCGCCTACAAGGCGGAAGTCGCCGACCTGTCGGCCGCAGCATTCGCCGCCAAGGACAATCTGAAGGTCCCGGTCGATCAGGCGGGCCGCGTCATCGACATCATGGCCGAAGCGGGCAAGCAGGGGGCGTTCGAGATCAAGGACATGGCGGGATCATTCCCGTCGCTAACCGCCGGCTATCAGGCGCTGGGGCAGTCCGGCCTCGGCGCCGTGGCTGACCTGTCGGCCGCGCTGCAGATCGCCCGCAAGGGTGCCGGCGATAGCGCGAGCGCTGCGAACAACGTCGCCAACGTCATCCAGAAGATCAGCTCGCCCGCCACCATCAAGGCATTCTCCAAATTCGGTATAGACCTGCCGAAGGCACTGAAGAAGGCCTACGCGGAGGGCAAGACGCCGCTGGAAGCCATCGCGGAGCTGACCAAGAAAGCGACCGGCGGGGATCTCGGCAAGATGGGCTTCCTGTTCGAGGACGCGCAGGTGCAGCAGGGATTGCGCCCGTTGATTCAGAACATGGAGGAATATCGCCGGATCCGCGCCGAAGCGGGTAAAGCCAACGGCGTCACCGATACCGATTTCGCAGACCGCATGAAGGATTCGGCGGAACAGTCGAAGCAACTGACGGTGAACGCCAAGATCCTCGGCATCACGCTTGGTTCCATGCTGCTACCGACCGTCAACGCGATGACCCAACGCCTGACCGCCTTCGCCGGCTGGATCAGCAAGGCGGCAGAGCAGCATCCTGCGCTCGCGAAAGCGGCTGTTATCGGCGCTGCGGCCCTCGCCGCGCTGTTCGTCGTCTTCGGCGTGGGCGCGATCGTCCTGGCAGGTATCATGGGGCCGATCGCCATCATCAATGCCGGTCTAGTGGCGATGGGCGTCGCGGGCGGTGTCGCATCGGTGGGCCTCCTTCCTATCGTGGGTGTTGTGCTTGCGGTCGTCGGCGCAGTTGCGCTGCTCTATGCAGCGTGGAGCCATTGGGGCGAGATCAGCGCGGCATGGTTCGCCTTCTGGGGCGGTATTCGGAACGGCTTCATTGCGGCCGGGAATTGGCTAACGACCACCGGCGCCAGCTTATTCGCCACAGCCGGCAGGATGATCCTGCAGGGCCTTCTCCGCGGCATCGATCCCGGCGTTGTGCTGGCGAAGATCAAAAGCATCGGCCTCGGCGCCGTGCGTATGTTCAGAAGCGTCTTGGGCATTCACTCGCCCTCGCGGGTGTTTGCTGGCCTCGGCGACTACATGATGCAGGGGCTGACCAATGGCATCGCCGGCGGGGAGGATGGGCCGGTGTCGCGACTTCATGGTCTGTCGCGTAAGATGACAGGCGCGATAGCTGTCGGCGCGATGGCCACCGGCGTCCCCGCATCAGCTTCGGGGGGCAGCGGGGGAGCATCCGGCGGATCACGGCAGGCAGCGGCCCGCGCCGCGCCTGTGCCGCCCATCTCGATAACCATCTACGGGGCGCCCGGGCAGGACGAACAGACTCTCGCGCAAATGGTCGCGAAGCAGGTCAGCGAGGCACTCGCTGGCCGGAACAAGAGCCGCGGCACCTATGCTGATCAGGACGAATTTTAATGCTGCTGGCTCTCGGACTATTTGCGTTCGGTATCCCGACGCTCGCCCATGACGAACTTCAGCGACGGTCGGCATGGAAACATGCCGGCTCCAACCGGGTCGGCGCCCGCGACGCCACGCAATATGTCGGGCCGGGTGACGAAACGATCCAGATCGGCGGGACGGCGTATGCCGAGCTTAGTGACGGGCAAGCATCTCTCGACCAGCTGCGCGCAATGGCGAACAGCGGCGATGCGTGGCCGCTGGTCGACGGCACCGGGCAAGTGTTTGGCGCTTACGTTATCGTGACGATTGACGAAGGGCGACGCCACCTGTTGCCGGACGGAACCCCGCTCAAGATCGACTTCACCATCAACCTGCTGCGCGTAGATGACGAGGCCCGATCATGAACAACATACCCGACTTCCGCCTGAACATGGGCGGCACGGATCTGCGCGGCACGCTGTTCGATGAGGCCCTGCAGCTGCTCGACATAACCGACCGCGTCCGCCCGCGGCTGGTTTCACTATCTCTGTCGGAAAAGCGGGGCGAGGAAGCCGATCAGTTAGACATCGTGCTCGATGACACGGACGGCAAACTTGAGCTGCCACCGACCGGCGCGACGCTGCAGCTGCAGATCGGATGGAAGCAGGGCCGCGACGTGATTACAGGCCTCGTCGATAAAGGCCGTTTTATCGTCGATGAGGTGTCGCACAGCGGCCCGCCCGATCGGGTGACGATCCGCGCCCGCGCGGCGGACTTCGCCAGTGAGATCAAGACGCGACGCGAGAGGAGCTATCATGGCACCACGCTGGGGGCGATCGTCAGCGAGATCGCAGGCCGGAACAAGTTGAAGCCCCGATGCGCGGCTCAACTGGCGGGCATCGCCGTCACCAGCAAAATTCAGAGTCGGGAAAGCGATCTGGCGTTTCTCCGTCGGATTGGTCGCGAGCATAGCGCGGTGGCAAAGATTGCGGCGGGGACGCTTATACTCGCGCCGATCGGCACCGGCCGGACCGCTTCGGGCAAGGCGCTGCCAACGGTCACTATCCTGCGGCGCGAAGGGGACAGTCACGAGTTCACCCGCCAGAAGCGTGACGACGTACCGGATGTTGCCGCGACGTGGCACGATCGGAAGGCTGGCAAGCGACGGACGTTCACGGCAGGCGAGGGGGAAGGAGCGAAGAAGCTAGCGCGCGTATATCCGACCGAGGAAGCCGCGCAGACCGCCGCCAATGCCGCTCGCGCCAAAGCCGGGCGGGAGCCTGTCTCGTTGAGCCTGACCGTGTTGGGCCGCCCCGATCTTGCGCCCGAACAGAAGGCAACGGTCTCAGGATACAAAGCAGCGATCGATGGCACTGGATGGCTCGTAACAGAGGTGGATCACAGCATCGGAGATCGTGGGTTCACTACCGCAATCAAGTTGGAAGCAGCCTAGAGCGCTCGTCTCAAAGGATGAACAGCACGCCCACGACCAGTAGGCCAATGATGAATTAGCAGCCGAGGCAGTTGAACGAAGCCCTTCTGAACTTCGTCCAATCGATATCGCTATCGCTATCGCTTTTCACATCCGGCGGCCGATAAATACCACTCGACCGATGATCCTAATTTCGTTGCTCGCGACCTCATCCTGCGGGACGGTCGGGTTGTCGGAGAGGATAGCGATGCGACCGGACGGTCTAACGCGCAACCGCTTGATCATGGCTGCATCGCCCATTGTGAGCGCCCATAGAACGTCTTGCTGGTGGAAATTCGTCTGGGATTTATCGATCAGGACGATGTCGCCATCGATCAGCGTCGGCATCATTGAGTCGCCACGCCCGCGGGCGAAAACCAACATCGAAGGCACGGCGTCGGTCAAAGCCGCTAACCAGGCGCGCGGGAAATGGCGTGGGGTCACCTCGATCGGGACATGATCGGTGTACGTTTCGCCCAAACCGAAGGCGAGGTCGATTTCGTCAATCACAACGAGATCGAGCTGATCAGCTATGACCTCGTCGGTCGGTAACAGCATCGCTCCCTCCTGTGGGTCGTCGACCTGACCAACAAGATACGCCGGCGTCGTTTTCAGTATTTGCGCAATTTTTCCGATGTTCGGCGTGCTTCGCGACGAGCCGTTCACCAGCTTGCCGATCGCCTGCTGCGAGATGCCGACACGGCGCGCGAGCTCCGCTTGGCTCAACCCGAGATGCCGCATTCGATCGGCTAATCGATCCATCACAATCATGCTGCATACCTACAACCAAAGTTTATTTCGGATACGGAAGGCTAATTGTTGACAGGCCGACAACTCCAGTTGTAGCTGGTTGTCATGGACGCAGGAACCACCCCCTTCGAAGCGCTGAAAGCGTCGGTCGAAAAGATCGGATCGCAATCAGCGTATGCTCGCCTCTGCGGGGTATCGCAGACAGCCGTCTGGAAGTGGCTGCAGAGCGGCAAGCGGCTTCCTGCCGAACACGTCATCACCGTCGAGTCAGAGAGCGGCGTGTCGCGTCATTTGCTCCGTCCTGACATCTATCCCCCTGCTGAAGCACCGGCCTTCTCTCCCGTCGAGGCTCCGGCAGTAGAGGTCAGCGCTCCGGTCGTCGCTTTCGATCGGAGCGCCGGAATGAAGCGGGCAGCAGGCGCATGACGCACCTCCGCGCTCCCCTTACATTTCCTGCGGCGATGACCCGTGTCGCCGGCGTTATCGGCTGGCCCGCATGCGCCAAGATGGCCGCACGTCGTGAACGCACGGTGCGCTACTGGTCGGAGGATAGCTGCAAGGCGACCCCGTCCATATCGCTCGCGCTGGCGTTTGACGCGGCATACCGAGCAGCTGGCGGGGACGGCTCACCGTTCCTCGACACCTTCGAACATCAGATGCACGAGGCGCGCGAACGGTTGGATGCCTGCCGCCGTCAGCTTGCCGATGCGATTGCGGATGCGTCCTCGGAGAGCGGCGACGCCCTCGCTGCCGCCGTTGCGCTCACCGTTACCAACGTCTCGCCACTGCAGGCGCTCCGCGCGCTCGGCGAGGCTGAACAGGCCCACAGCGCTTTCGGGCGGCTGATCCGGCGCCTGTCACCCTTCCTTCCGTCCGACAAAGGGTCGGGCGCGGAAACTGCCGGGGGCAACCAGTGAAGAAAGAGAAGCGACCATATGCAGCGCGGATGCCGGCAATTGCCTGCCCGCACTGCCAGACGCGTAGCATCGTGCGGAATAGCTGCGACGTGTACGACCTTAGATGCCTTCGAGATCGGCCTGCTTCGACACGATCTCGCCGACGCGTTGCGTGCTTTGTCGCGTGCGAACCCGAACCGCATCGAACGACCTTCCCGCGATGGCTTTATCACGCCCGCGGAATTGCTTTCCGATCTCCGCTCTCTGCGCACGCAGGTCGAGCAAACGCTCCTCAGCGGCACGGTCAACGAACGTGACATCGTACAAAGTGTCGGCCCGGCTCGACGTCGAGGACGTCTCCGGCTTCATCATTCACGCCGTCCGCCGCGAAGATCAGATCCTCACTGCCTATCGCGAAGCGTTCAAGCATCACGAGGCGAAAATGCTGGGGCACCCTGGCATCCGCAACGGGCGCTTGGCGAAGAACCACGCCCAGCTTGCCGCGATGCTCGATGCGATGCGCTTGGTCGTCACAAACCTGACGAACACCCAGATCGAGCAGGCGCAGGACTTCGTGCTGACGATGCTCGAGGAACGGCAGCGCGCCGTCGAAACCGATCACGCTCATGTCGAATGGTTCTGGGAGCGGTTCGATTACCTGAACAATCCCATCAACACGGACCGCACGGCGTGCATCGATCACAGCCGGACGGCCGATGTCCACGCGATCAGCCTCGTCGATTTCGAGAAGCGCTGTGCCGACGCCGGCCTGCGCCTTCAGCGGCAAAACCCTAGAGGCGATCCGCAAGATCCGCAAAAAGGCAAAGGAAGAGTTTCAGGAAGAGGAAGCGATCCTCGAACTCTACATGCAAAATCTGGGGATGCTCTGATGCGTCCCCGCTGGCACAACGATCACGAGCTGCTCGCAGCCGTTGCGGTCAAGATCCACGCCAACAACGCTACGCGGTACCGCGCACTGTTCGCTGAAAAGGCGATCACGCGCGCCGCTGCGATCGAGGCGGTCCGCGTCACTTTCGCCGTCGCCTGCAGCTGGCGCGCCATTGCGGCGCTGGCGCCGGCGGGGGAATGGATCGACGATCCCGATTTGGGCGGTGCGTGGCCATACGAACGGCGCCAGATGTTGAGCGATGCGGCCGAGGTCGCACGCCACGCCGCAGACGCCATGCCTCACTGCTTCGAGACCGTCGGGTTCGCCGATGCCGTCGACACGCTGATCTGGTGGGAAACCGTCAGTCCCCCGGCTCGCCTGATCGCTGACGTGAACATGCAGTGCCTGCGGGAAGCCGCGATGCGACCGCCCGCTCGCCCGAGCGAGAGGCGGACGCCACCGATCCGGCCGGCGCCGATCGCCGCGCCCCCCATCACTACTCCGCCCGCGCCACGCGCGTTGCAAACCACCCTGTTTGGAGTTGCCGCATGACCGTCGATCACGTTCCCGCACGCGCCCGCCGTCTCAAGATCGCCGCGCTTATCGTCCTCGCGATCCTTCTCGCGCCGATCACGATCGTCGTCCTGTTCGCCAAGGTGAACGCGCAGGGAGGCCGCTGATATGACGCGGCTCAAGCCCAACACCTGCCACGCTACCCGCTGCAACCTCATGCTGGGGTTGCAGCAGGTAGGATATCGCGCGCCCGAGAAGGCTGCATGAACCTCACGCGCCTTGAAAAACTGCCAGACTGGCCTGCTCGCATGACTGCCGACGTCGCTGCAATCTACATGGGCATATCGAAGTCGACGTTCATGACGCGGTTCGGTTCGACCGGTGTGAAGGAAGGCGCGAACGTCCTGTGGGCGCGTGTTCAGCTAGACAGGTTCATTGCCAACCAGTTCGCGATACCCCAGCCTGCCGGCAAGGCTGGCGGAGATACCTCGTGGGACGACTTGCGGTGAAGAACGTCACCGAACGCAAAGGGCTGCTGTACTTCCGGCGTAAGATCGCCGGGAAGGACACGTATATCCGCCTCCCTGCCGTCGACAGCCCCGACTTCGCCGAGGAGTATGCGCGACTGTCGAAGCCCGAGGCCGTCGTCGTGGGGCCTGCGCGCGGCACCCTCGGATGGCTAGTCGCCGACTACCGCGCGAGCCCGGAGTGGAAGGCGAAGGGCCTCAAAACGCGCGAGAACCAAGGCCGCTATCTACAGCTGATCGCCACCGTGCACGGTCACCGTACCGTCGCCGGCGTCCGCCCGGTCAGCCTGTTCAAGATGCGCGACGCTTATGCCGATACCCCCGGCAAGGCGAACGTATGGCTGAGCGCGTTCGGCTCGCTGATGCGCCACGCGATCAAGCTCGGGCTGCGCGACGACAATCCGTGCGACAAGATCCCGATCCTCGCGATCGGCGAGCACGAGCCGTGGCCGGCCGACCTGTTGGCCGTGTGTCTCGCCGAGGCCACGCCCATGACGCGCCTCGCGATCGTCACCGGCCTATGCTCCGGGCAGCGCGTGAGCGACTGCGTCAGGATGCAGTACGGCTGGATCACTGCCGGCATCATGGAATTCACCCAGGTCAAGAAGCGCAAGGGTGGCGTGACTAAGGACGTTGCCGTGCCGATGCATCCCTTCTGGCTGGAGGAGCTTGGCAAGCTCCCGCGCCGTTCGGTGACACTGCTCTACGAGCGCTCGGGCGCGCCGTTCAAGACCACGGCAGCGATTCAGGAACGGCTGCGCAAGCTGATGTCCGAGCCAGCGGTGCAGGAAGTGATCGCGGATCTGATTGCGCGCGAGATGATCGTCGAGGACGCCAGCTTCTCGTTCCACGGCCTACGTAAGAACGCGTGCTGCTACCTGGTCGAGTGCGGCATCAACGATAGCGAGATCGGGGAGATCCTTGGCATGTCGCCTGAGATGGTGCGTCATTACAGCAAGCGGGCGAGGGCCTTGATGGTGGCTCGCGGAGCGGCCGATCGCATGACTGGCGGTAAAATCTTCGCGATCAAGAACGTCAACACCGCCGGAACGGCGAACAGGACGTGAACTGTTAACCAGACGGGCTGCAAGTACGAAAGTCGTATGCAGACTTGGCCCGTATCAGGCCAGAAATAGGCCTTAGAGCGCCAGTAAGCGTTTAAACGTCTCAAACCCCCACTGCGCCGGAAAAGCGGCTCAGCGGGCCGCGTAGACGATTTCGCTTGATTCCAATCGCGAATCGTCAGACACGCAAAAAGCCCGAGGTGTTAGCGCACCTCGGGCTCGTAAGGACCGCGTTGGAAGCGCGGTGAATTTGCTGCAGCGGCGCTGTAATCGCGCTGTACGCGGATAAAGTCAACACGCTTCCAACGCATTTGGAAAGCCGTTGATTTTATGAACCGTTCGAATTCACCGCATATCTCACCAGAAATGGCCGCACACATTCGCTTCCTAGTGAAAGAGCGCGGACTGTATCAGCACCAGGCAGCAGCTCTGGTCGGTGTCAACCAAGGCCGCATTTCCGAAATCATGCGTGGTCGTCGCTATCCCGATGTGAAGCCCGCTCAGGGCTCCTTCCCGTACTGAGGAGATAGAGATGGCACAGCACAAGCGCGGACGGGATGCTGACACCGGTCAGTTTCTCCCGGTGAAGGTCGCAGAACGCCGCAAAGCCACCGCGATCGTAGAGACCTTCAAGGTCGACAAGCACGGCAAGCCGATCAACTGATCCGGTTATGCTAACTGAGCCGTCGGAGCTTTATGCTTCGGCGGCTTTTTGCTGTCTCACCCGCACGCGCCGTATCTCGGGGGCAAACTCAGGGGATCTACGGGGGCAACCGCTTCTAACACACTCATCAAAAACGGCTGTTTTCTGCCGTTGGTGACCCCTACGGGAATCGAACCCGTGCTTCAGCCGTGAAAGGGCCGCGTCCTAACCGCTAGACGAAGGGGCCTGCGTGGTGGAGGCCGACTAAGGGGAA